TGTTTACGGGGTTTTTTACTGGTTGATACTGTTTTTGTCATGTGAGTCACCTCTGACTGAGAGTTTACTCACTTAGCTGCGTGTCCACTATTGCTGGGTAAGATCAGATCCAGCCTTATCTGGAGGACGGCAAATGCTTTCGCATGGTGCTTAAACCGTGGCGCGAGAGACGCAGTCTTTCCCAGAATGCACTCAGCCACATGTGGTACAGCGAAATCAGTGAATACCTCATCAGCAAGGGTAAAACGTTCGCTACTCCAGCTTGGGTAAAAGATGCTCTCAAACACACATATCTCGGTTATGAAACCAAAGACCTGGTTGATGTCGTAACCGGTGATATCACCACTATCCAGTCGTTACGCCATACCTCCGATCTTGATACCGGAGAGATGTATGTCTTCCTGTGTAAGGTTGAAGCCTGGGCGATGAATATTGGTTGCCACCTGACTATTCCACAGAGCTGCGAGTTTCAGCTGCTGCGCGACAAGCAGGAGGCGTAATGGCTACACCGCTTATTCGTGTCATGAACGGACACATCTACAGAGTACCAAATCGTCGTAAGCGTAAACCTGAGCTGAAGCCATCCGAAATACCAACACTGCTCGGATATACCGCCAGCTTGGTTGATAAAAAATGGTTGCGACTGGCAGCAAGGAGGAGTCATGGCTGATTTGAGAAAAGCAGCGCGTGGTCGGGAATGCCAGGTAAGAATCCCTGGCGTATGTAATGGCAACCCTGAAACGTCTGTACTGGCACATATCCGGCTGACTGGATTGTGCGGCACCGGTACGAAACCGCCAGACCTGATTGCCACCATTGCATGTTCTGCCTGCCACGACGAAATCGACCGCCGCACGCATTTTGTTGACGCTGGATATGCAAAAGAATGCGCGCTGGAAGGTATGGCGAGAACGCAGGTTATCTGGCTGAAAGAGGGGGTAATTAAGGCGTGAATACTTACCACATCACACTACCCTGGCCGCCGAGCAATAACCGCTACTACCGCCATAATCGAGGGCGCACGCACATCAGCGCAGAAGGGCAGGCATACCGCGATAACGTCGCCCGAATCATTAAAGGCTCAATGCTGGATATCGGTCTGGCTATGCCTGTGAAAATCCGCATTGAGTGCCACATGCCGGATCGCCGTCGCCGTGACCTGGATAATCTGCAAAAAGCCGCTTTTGACGCACTCACTAAAGCAGGTTTCTGGCTGGATGATGCTCAGGTCGTTGATTACCGTGTTGTGAAGATGCCTGTTACCAAAGGTGGGAGGCTGGAACTGACCATCACCGAAATGGGGAATGAATGATGTTTGAGTTTTATATGGCAGAACTTCTTCGCCACCGCTGGGGGCATCTGCGCTTATATCGTTTCCCCGGTTCTGTTTTGACCGATTACCGAATACTGAAGAATTACGCCAAAACCCTGACAGGAGCAGGAGTATGAAGTCAGAGATAACAATCAACTAATACTGTTTTGTTGATTTTTGCTTGTAATTGGCGTTCTGGTCTGATTTTTGTGGAGTAAGTTGATGCGTGATATTCAGATGGTTCTTGAGCGTTGGGGAGCGTGGGCGGCTAATAATCATGAAGATGTGACCTGGTCGTCCATTGCCGCCGGTTTTAAGGGATTAATTACTTCAAAAGTAAAATCTCGCCCGCAATGTTGTGACGATGACGCGATGATCATTTGCGGGTGCATGGCCCGTCTGAAAAAGAACAACAGCGATTTGCACGATTTATTAGTAGATTATTATGTAGTCGGTATGACATTCATGTCACTGGCAGGTAAGCATGGCTGCTCTGATGGTTATATCGGGAAAAGGTTACAGAAGGCTGAGGGCATAATTGAAGGGATGTTAATGGCATTAGATATCCGGTTAGAGATGGATATCGTTGTTAATAACTCTAATTAATATGCCAATTGTTTACTAAAAATTATTAAAAATGGGGCGTTGAGACGCCCCCAAAAATAAAGGGTAATATATAACAGAAGGTTTATATAGTTAGAAGCAAGGTTGTGCTTCTAAAGGAAGTGGCTTGAGGGAGCCACTTATATGTTGGGGAGGCAACGCCTCCCGCAACATATCTTTTTCGTAATCAGATTAGAACTGGTAAACCAGACCTACAGCAACGATGTCATCAGTGCTTACACTGAGTGCTTTAGTGAAGTCATTTTTGTCAAGCAGGTTGATTTTGTAATCAACGAAAGTAGACATATTTTTGTTGAAGTAATAGGTTGCACCTACATCAACATATTTGACTAAGTCCTGATCGCCCCATACTCCAAGATCCTTACCTTTAGATTGCAGGTAAGCAACGGACGGACGCAGACCGAAATCGAACTGATATTGTGCAACAGCTTCGAAGTTTTGGGCTTTATTAGCAACGAAGTGATCAGCAAATACAGTCATATTCTGGGTTTCAGAATAGGTAGTGGCCAGGTAAATGTTGTTAGCGTCATATTTCAGACCTGCGGCCCAAACTTCTGCATTTTTACCGGAAGCAAATACTTCAGGAAGAACTTTCCCTGCATTAACTTGAGTGTCGGTACGATCAGATTTCGCATAAGTTGCACCGATACCGAATCCTTCGTATTCATAGGTAGCAGAGAAACCGAAGCCATCACCGTTACCTTCAGTGTAGTTATCGAAATCGCTACGATCGTTTTTGCCTTGGTACTGAGCAGCAAAGTTCAGACCATCAACCAGACCAAAGAAGTCGTTGTTACGATAGGTTGCAACACCAGTTGCACGTTGAGTCATGAACACGTCGGTTTGAGTCCAAGTGTCACCACCGAATTCTGGCAGGACGTCAGTCCACGCACCGATGTCGTATGCTACACCGTAGTTACGGCCGTAATCGATGGAGCCGTAGTCACCGAATTTCAGGCCAGCGAAGGCAAGACGGGTTTTATCTTTGGAGGAACCTTGAGATTCAGCGCGGTTGCCTTTGAATTCATATTCCCACTGACCGAAACCAGTCAGTTGATCGTTGATTTGGGTTTCACCTTTGAAGCCAAGACGGGCATAAGTAGTATCACCATCATCTGCATCATTGGAGGAGAAGTAGTGCTTAGCATTAACTTTCCCGTACAGATCCAGCTTGTTACTGTCTTTATTATAAATTTCAGCTGCCTGAGCAGACATCGCCATCAGTACTGATGCAGCTACAGCAGAAATTGCCACTGTTAATTTTTTCATCGTGAGCCCTTTTTTTGAACTATTATTAAAAAATGATGTCACTGCGCGATAAATATTCATCTAATCAATGTGATTATTTCAAGATGTAAGTTTTGGTTTCTCGTTTGATTTGTGAAGTAGATCTCTATTTTTATCTGAACTTTTTTCTATCGAATCCTATTCATGGCTCTTGGCTGAATAAAAATAAATCTATTAGCCAATTTATATTAACGGCTGTTATTTATAAGCGCTCTATAATTTGAAGGTTCAATTTAAACCGGCTAAAAATAACACTGGAAATTATTTGTTGGTTATTTGTTGAGATTTGCTTATGTATTTGTAGTGGTGTTTTCAATACTCGGTAGCATTCTCGCAAATATCATTTAGTGGTTTACGTACGTAAAAAATTGGTTATGCTGTTAAGAGTGGTTACTTCGTCACACAGCTTAAACCCGCCGTCGAGCGGGTTTTTCCATTTTTTGAGTCTCGATATTAGCTGATAACCCAATACCTGAGTTATTCACTGACTCCGAGTCTGTTACGTTTCGTAGTATTCCCTCAATTTACACCCGCTTTGTCTGCGAGGTGGGGTTATGAAATCCATGGATAAGTTAACAACGGGTGTCGCCTATGGCACCTCAGCAGGTAGTGCCGGGTACTGGTTTTTACAGCTGCTAGATAAAGTCACGCCCTCACAGTGGGCGGCAATTGGAGTGCTGGGTAGCCTGGTATTTGGCCTGCTGACGTACCTGACAAACCTTTATTTCAAGATTAAAGAAGATAAGCGCAAGGCTGCGAGAGGTGGATAATGCCTCCATCATTACGAAAAGCTGTTGCTGCTGCTATTGGTGGCGGGGCTATTGCTATAGCATCTGTGTTAATCACTGGCCCAAGTGGTAACGATGGTCTGGAAGGTGTGAGACATAATCCTTACAAAGACATAGTTGGTGTATGGACTGTATGTTACGGGCATACAGGAAAAGACATCATGCTCGGTAAAACGTATACCAAAGCAGAATGCAAAGCACTCTTGAATAAAGACCTTGCCACTGTCGCCAGACAAATTAACCCGTACATCAAAGTCGATATACCGGAAACAACGCGCGGCGCTCTTTACTCATTCGTTTACAACGTGGGTGCTGGCAATTTCAGAACATCGACGCTTCTTCGCAAAATAAACCAGGGCGATATCAAAGGCGCATGTGATCAGCTACGTCGCTGGACATATGCTGGCGGTAAGCAATGGAAAGGTCTCATGACTCGTCGTGAGATTGAGCGTGAAATTTGTTTGTGGGGTCAGCAATGAACAGAGTAACCGCGATTATCTCCGCTCTGGTTATCTGCATCATCGTCTGCCTGTCATGGGCTGTTAATCATTACCGTGATAACGCAATCGCCTACAAAGAGCAGCGCGATAACAAGGCCAGTGAACTGGAGAAGGCGAACGCCACCATCGCTGACATGCGGAAGCGTCAACGTGATGTAGCAGAACTCGACGCCAGATACACAAAGGAGCTTGCTGATGCTAACGCGACTATCGAAAGTCTTCGTGCTGATGTTTCTGCTGGGCGTAAGTGGCTGCGCGTCAAAGCTGTCTGTCCAGACATGCATAAAATCACCGCCGCCTCCGGCGTGGATGATGGCACCAGCCCCAGACTTACTGACACCGCTCAACGGGATTATTTCACCCTTAGAAAGCGGATTGAAACCAGTGATAAAATGATCCGAGGCTTGCAGCAATACATTCGCACGCAGTGTGTAAGATGAGCAATCTTTGCTAATTAGCCATGAAATAGATAAATATCAGGCCAACGATGATTAGTGCCAGGCATCCTAATTGGTCAGAATGGCTGGCATTTGATCGTCTTGCTCTTCTTGCAGTTGATTGGACAGCCCTCTGTCCTCGACTTCCTCTTGGCATTCCTCTCATTTATTCTCTCTCAACATTGATATTGAACTGACAGATGATAATTATTTCATGAAAGTGGTATCTCGTTGATTTGATTACGCTACATAGTCGCCGGATTTTCGCATTTATCGGCATCGGGCGGTGCAAAATTGGCATAATCGAAACGTAGAGTTTTTGGCTGACAACAGCATTAGCGGTCACCCGGAGAGTGTTGTGAACATGTTAATTACATGACGCTTTAGATGCATCGACATTTGATGATGCTTGTCAGACCTGTCATTTTCTTTGCTTCATTTTCAACATTGAGGAAGTTGGTTGAGCATATTTTTTGATAATCTCCAGTTGTGAATCCTGTTTTATCGATCTTGCGTTTCAAGGGATTAATCGTTTTGCAAGATGCTCTATGGATTCTGGTAAAGCGTTCGTCAGATTTATTACCTTTACCTCTGGTTCGCTTCAATGCATTGACAACATATCCGTCTGGATTATCGCCAAGCCAATTACGATAGTCTGATTCACTCTCAGTCTGAAGGTCACTTCTGAATACCTTTATGGACATGAAGATACTCCTGTGCATTTATGGTACGAAGAAATAGCAAAAGTATTTTTACCGTAAATTGCGAATCTACAAAAGCAAAACAATGCGTAATATCAGAGTGAATATTCTGCCTTTAATGTGGGTCCTTCTGATGACCTGAGCTCTCACGGGGCGGGAGCGTCGCGGAAAAAGGCTAGTTTTTGCATTTTTATCGGCCACCATCATCTTTGCATCTTATTGATTATTAATGGTTATTTGTTTTTTGTATGTCGAATTGAGCGGTTTTTGTTCGACATCGAACGCGTTTTCTTAAAGTTGTTCGCACGATGCATGTTTAAAGCTCTCCGGAGGAAATATGGATCATGAGTTGAAAAACTTGGTGCTGAATATTAATCAACTGGCGGCTTTATCTGGTCTGCACCGCCAGACTGTCGTGGCAAGACTGAAAAACATTCGTCCCGCTGGTGGACATGACAAACTCAAGCTATATCGGTTGACCGATATTCTGACTGAATTTATGGGGTTACCACCGCCGGTTGCTGAGGGCGAAATGGATCCACATGAACGCAAAGCCTGGTATCAGTCTGAACGTGAGCGTCTTAAGTTCGAACAGGAAACGGCACAACTCATTCCGGCCAGTGATGTCAGACGGGAGTTTGCCATCTGGGCAAAAGCGGTCGTGCAGGTGCTGGAGACATTACCGGATATTCTGGAACGTGACTGCGGCCTGCAGCCTGCCGCTGTGAGCCGTGTTCAGTCCATTATTGATGATCTGCGCGATCAGATAACCGAATCCCATCTCGGCAAGGAGCTGCTGGAAAAAGTCGAGCTAACGGAGGATAACGCCAGCAAACTGGAGGAGTTTTCGAAAGAGTGGCAGGACGCTAACGATAAGTGGAATGCTATGTGGGGCGTCAAAATTGAGCAGACCAAAGACGGCAAACATTATGTCGCGGGTATTGGCCTCAGCATGGAGGACACGGAAGGAGGCAAGCTGAGCCAGTTTCTGGTTGCCGCTAACCGTATCGCGTTTATTGACCCGGCAAACGGGAATGAAACGCCGATGTTTGTGGCGCAGGGCAATCAGATATTTATGAACGACGTGTTCCTGAAGCGCCTGGCGGCCCCGACCATTACCAGTGGTGGAAATCCACCGGCATTTTCCCTGACATCAGACGGAAAGCTGACCGCTAAAAATGCGGATATCAGTGGCAGTGTGAATGCGAACGCCGGGACGCTCAACAATGTCACGGTAAATGAAAACTGTACGATTAAGGGCATGCTGGAGGCGACCCAGGTCAGAGGGGATTTCGTTAAAGCTGTATCAAAAGCCTTCCCGAAAAAAGTCGGTACGTGGGGTAACACGGAAACACCAAACGGTACGGTTACAGTCACCATCAGCGATGATCATAACTTTGACCGCCAGATTATTATTCCGCCCATTATTTTTAACGGTATAGCGTATGACGATCCGGGGAGCGGAAATAACCCAGGAGGCACGCGATACACGGGTTATGGTTTTGAAGTTCGCAAAAACGGCGTATTAATCGCATCCAGAGAAACTAAAGGGGCCATTCCCGGTAGTTACAGTGCAGTTATTGATATGCCTAGTGGTGGTGGTAGCGTCACTCTGGAGTTTAAGATTTTCCAGAAAGGCAATCAGGGGGCAGGCAATATCACCGACTGTACGGTGATTGTGACCAAAAAAGCGGCTTCCGGCATCAGTATTCGTTGAAATATTTATAACCCCAATAAATGGCGTCAGGAATGACGCCTTTTTTATTGCAGAAAAGCGAGAGGTAATTATGCGTAAAGTTTGTGCAGCCATTTTGTCCGCAGCCATTTGTCTGGCCGTATCCGGTGCGCCTGCATGGGCGTCTGAACATCAGTCCACGCTGAGCGCGGGGTATCTTCATGCCCGGACCAACGTTCCCGGCAGTGATGATCTGAACGGGATTAACGTGAAATACCGTTATGAGTTTACGGATACGCTGGGGCTGGTGACGTCATTCAGCTATGCAGGAGACAAGAATCGCCAGCTGACCCATTACAGCGATACCCGCTGGCATGAAGATTCCGTGCGTAACCGCTGGTTCAGCGTAATGGCGGGGCCGTCTGTGCGCGTGAATGAATGGTTCAGCGCGTATGCGATGGCGGGTGTGGCTTACAGCCGTGTGTCGACTTTCTCCGGGGATTATCTCCGCGTAACTGACAACAAGGGGAAAACGCACGACGTGCTGACCGGAAGTGATGACGGTCGCCACAGCAACACGTCTCTGGCGTGGGGGGCTGGCGTGCAGTTTAACCCGGCCGAATCCGTGGCCATTGATATTGCTTATGAAGGCTCCGGCAGTGGCGACTGGCGCACTGACGGTTTCATCGTGGGTGTCGGTTATAAGTTCTGATTAGCCAGGTAACACAGTGTTATGACAGCCCGCCGGTTCAGGCGGGCTTTTTTGTGGGGTGAATATGGCAGTAAAGATTTCAGGTGTACTGAAAGATGGCACAGGAAAACCGGTACAGAACTGCACAATCCAGCTGAAAGCAAAACGTAACAGCACCACGGTGGTGGTGAACACGCTGGCCTCAGAAAATCCGGATGAAGCCGGGCGTTACAGTATGGACGTTGAGTACGGTCAGTACAGCGTTATTCTGTTGGTGGAAGGATTCCCGCCGTCACATGCCGGGACCATCACCGTGTATGAAGATTCCCGACCCGGTACGCTGAATGATTTTCTCGGTGCCATGACGGAGGATGATGCCCGTCCGGAGGCACTGCGCCGCTTTGAACTGATGGTGGAAGAGGTGGCGCGTAACGCGTCCGTGGTGGCGCAGAACACAGCAGCCGCGAAGAAGTCAGCCAGCGATGCCAGCACATCAGCCCGTGAGGCGGCAACCCGTGCGACTGATGCTGCAGGCTCAGCACGCGCAGCCAGTACGTCAGCCGGACAGGCCGCGTCGTCGGCTCAGTCAGCGACTTCCAGCGCAGGAACGGCATCAACAAAGGCCACTGAAGCATCAAAAAGTGCTGCCGCTGCAGAGTCCTCAAAAAGCGCGGCAGCTACCAGTGCCAGTGCCGCGAAAACGTCAGAAACGAATGCGGCAGCGTCACAAAAATCTGCAGCCACTTCTGCATCCGCCGCGACCACAAAGGCGTCAGAAGCTGCCACCTCAGCCCGGGATGCGGCGGCCTCAAAAGAGGCAGCGAAATCATCAGAAACGAACGCATCATCAAGCGCCAGTAGTGCCGCTTCCTCGGCAACGGCGGCAGGAAATTCCGCGAAGGCGGCAAAGACGTCCGAGACGAACGCCAGGTCTTCTGAAACGGCAGCGGGACAGAGTGCCTCAGCTGCGGCAGGCTCAAAAACAGCGGCTGCGTCGTCTGCCAGTGCAGCGTCAACAAGTGCCGGGCAGGCCTCAGCCAGTGCTAGCGCCGCCGGAAAATCGGCAGAAAGCGCCGCATCGTCCGCTTCAACAGCCACAACGAAGGCTGGCGAAGCCACTGAACAGGCCAGTGCAGCAGCGAGGGCTGCTTCCGCAGCGAAGACATCCGAAACGAACGCGAAAGCGTCGGAAACCAGCGCAGAATCCTCAAAAACGGCTGCCGCATCGTCCGCCAGTTCGGCGGCGTCATCGGCATCATCTGCGTCTGCTTCAAAAGATGAGGCGACCAGACAGGCGTCAGCAGCAAAGGGCAGCGCCACGACGGCATCCACGAAGGCGACAGAGGCTGCTGGCAGTGCGACGGCGGCAGCACAGAGCAAAAGTACGGCAGAATCCGCAGCAACGCGCGCTGAGACAGCGGCAAAACGTGCAGAGGATATTGCATCCGCCGTGGCGCTTGAGGATGCGAGCACGACGAAAAAGGGGGTAGTACAGCTCAGCAGTGCGACCAACAGCACGTCTGAAACGCTGGCGGCAACGCCAAAGGCAGTAAAAGCAGCCTATGACAATGCAGAGAAACGTCTGCAGAAAGACCAGAACGGTGCTGATATTCCCGACAAGGACCGCTTCCTGAGTAACATTAATGTTTACAGCAAAGGTGAAGTGGATCAGAAAAAGGGGATGCGATACGTTGTGGTAAATGCCCCGGCGGGTGTCCAGGAAGGTAAATATTATCCGTTAGTGATAAAAAGGAATGACAGCCATCGGGCATCCCGCGTTGTCATTTCAACGCCAAGTCGCTCAGCTAATCACAGAATGAATAATTGTGAGTTTAATGGTTTTGTTTGCGCAGGCGGCTGGACGGACCGGGGTAGCTATGCCTGTGGTATGTTCTGGGCTTATTCATCATCGGAACGCGCTATTCATTCCATTCTGATGAGTAATAAAGGCGATACCGTAGACAGCGTATTCTATATAGAAGGTGGGGCATTTCCCGTAGAGGTCTTTTTAGAAGAAGGTCTCTCCGTTACTGCACCTGCTTCTGATTATATTGTTGCTGAAACGACTTATAAATTTGGCGCAACTGATCCTTATTCTGAATCAGTTGCGGTAAATTTAATTTTAGATTTTAAACAAGGTAATGGATTTTATAGTTCGTATCCTGTTTTGAGTAAGTCAGACATTAGCGGGAATAAGATTTACGCTAATGATGAAGTTATTGTCCGTAGTCAGAACGCGTTAAGGATGATTGCAGGTGATTACGGTGTCATATGGCGAAATGATGGAGCAAATACTTACTTGCTCATGACTGATAAAGGCGACCAGTACGGTGGCTGGAACGGTCTTCGACCATTTGCAGTAAATAACGCAACAGGTGAAGTGACGATCAATACACCACTTAATTCTCCTAAGGGGATTAAGGGAAATTCTGATACAGCTACGAAACTTCAGACAGCAATAAAAATATCTGGTGTTTCGTTTGATGGTTCTACTGATATCACTTTAACCGCTGCGCATGTTGCTGCTTTTGCCAGAAGAGCAACGGATACGTATGCCGATGCGGATGGGGGCGTTCCCTGGAATGCCGAATCAGGCGCTTACAATGTCACCCGCTCTGGCAACAGCTATATTCTGGTTAACTTCTATACCGGAGTCGGAAGTTGCCGGACCTTGCAGATGAAGGCGCATTACAGAAATGGTGGTCTGTTCTACCGTTCTTCAAGAGACGGTTATGGTTTTGAGGAAGACTGGGCAGAAGTTTATACCTCGAAAAATCTTCCACCAGAAAGCTACCCAGTCGGCGCACCAATCCCGTGGCCATCAGATACCGTTCCGTCTGGTTATGCCCTGATGCAGGGGCAGACTTTTGACAAATCTGCTTACCCGAAACTTGCAGCCGCTTATCCGTCAGGCGTGATCCCTGATATGCGTGGCTGGACGATTAAGGGCAAGCCCGCCAGTGGTCGTGCCGTATTGTCTCAGGAACAGGACGGCATTAAATCGCACACCCACAGCGCCAGCGCATCCAGTACGGATTTGGGTACGAAAACCACATCGTCGTTTGATTACGGCACTAAATCCACGAATAACACCGGGGCGCATACCCATAGTATTAGCGGGACAGCAAATAGTGCCGGTGCGCACCAACACAAGAGTTCCGGTGCATTTGGTGGCACGAACACGAGCATTTTTCCTAATGGTTATACTGCGATTTCAAATCTAAGCGCGGGGATTATGAGCACAACAAGCGGTACTGGCCAGACTCGTAATGCAGGGAAGACATCATCAGATGGTGCTCATACCCACTCACTGTCCGGCACTGCTGCAAGCGCAGGTGCACACGCACATACTGTCGGTATTGGTGCTCATACGCACTCCGTTGCGATTGGTTCACATGGACACACCATCACCGTTAACGCTGCTGGTAACGCGGAAAACACCGTCAAAAACATCGCATTTAACTATAT